TGTTTTTCTTCCTTATCTCTCGCTCTTCAGCGGTTTTGGTTTTGTGACAGGTGATGCAGATGGCTTGGTAGCCGTCTAGCTCCACGAAAAGACGTTCAATGAACTTGTCCCATGATTCAAACCCCTTTGTTGGGTCAACGACGGGATGGATATGGTCTATCTTAATGTCCTTGTTGCCTACGCTATTCGCGCATAGCGAACACTTGTAGGTGTTTCTAGCTGTCCTAGCCTTCTTCTTACAGGTGTACTTAGGTGCCCAACGAGACGAAGCCCTACGCAACGCAGACGTTATGAAGCTCTTTTTACGAGCTGCTGTCCATTGACCGTTGCAATAGGGCTTGTCGTTCATTTCTTGCTTTTCTTGCCGTCGAGTTCTACCTCAATTTGCTCATATCTAATCATCAGCAAATCATACAGAACTTCTATCTGTTCAACACGCTTGTTAGCAAAAGCCACTTGCTCTTTGCTTTTGGCAAGCTCGGCTTCCAGTTCTTTAACCTTGTCGGTCATTTCCATCAGTTCAGCCTCAATCATTTGAGCCGACCATGCTAAAACAAACTTTCTGTTGCCAGTTGCGGGCCATTTACCATTAAGCATTAGTTCAATGGTGCACGCATCCATGCGTGGTGTTGGATACTTCTTGAGCGATTTACTGAGCGTTGGTTTGAATACTTCGTTTTTCATAAGATTATGGGGTTTCTAGGGCAAACACTAGGGCAATGGCCTTGCTGTTGGCGTTAGTGCTACCAATGCTACCAGTATTCCATTGCCAGCGCCACAGCTCTCCATCCTGCCACAGCTTAATACGGAAACCCATGTTGGACATAAACCGCGCTTTAGCTTCCGCTATTTTATAGTTCATTTGTTAAAGCTACCCACTACGGCGTTGCCGAGGTAGAGGATAGCGGCGTTGATGTGTTTGCAGCGGGTGCGTAGAGGTTCGCCGTATTCCCTCACTCGACCTGCTTTGTCCCATTCTTTCTGGCATCTGGTCATAAAGTCGGGACAGTTACAGGCTCCGTTGGGCATATTCTCAGCAAATTCTACGGTGTAGATGGTGTCGCCGTCGGCTCCCGTGACGCTCATTTGGGAACGTCCAGCCATCTCTACCTTCATTGCTCATCCTTCTCGTTGTCTTGCTCATTAAGAACAGACCAATCGCCCGCTTTCAGCTTGTTAATCTTAGCGACTGATTTCTCCCATTTACCATTGAGCTTCTTCAGATCGTTCTCAGCGGCTTTAATGGACTCGGCTAGCTTTTCTTGTCGGATTAGGATTTGCTTAATGCGAGATTCGGCATCATGCCTCTTTTCGGTAAGCAAAGCACTAGCCGCACCTTCCAGTAAGTCCGTTAGGTTGAGTGATGGTATAGGTTTCATTCTGCGTCTCCGCTGTAATAATGCTCCAGTTCTTTAACTCGGATGAGGTTGAGTACGGCAACACTACCTTTCTCTAAGCGCACAAGGGCGTTGTAAAGATCGGTGGCATTCTCTGCATGGATGCAGTCGCCGATGAGATGGTTGATGAGTTGGTCTGTTTTTTCTTTCATTTTAAGTATCCTTGTTCCCTAGCCCAGCTAGGGTTGTTGTGTATGTTTGTGTGGCATTGGCGGCATACGCCAATCCATGTGGTTGTGTCGTTGGTCTTAGAGCCTCTACCAGCTTTGTGATGGATATCGGTGGCTAGCTCTTCGCAAATGTGGCAAATGGGCGACAATAAGAGAAAATTGAGGCGCAGCTTGCTATATTCGCTATTCCTCGCTCTCTGCTTCTTGCTTACCCTTCGTAAAGGAGTGGCGCGGGATAGTCCAGATTTCTTTACCTTCTGGGGTAGAAAGTAGTTCATAGTGGGTGTTGGAGCCTTTGAGCTGCTGGATGGCCTTATGGAGCATCTCTGCTTCACTTTTGTGATAGGGGCCAGCAAGACATTCAAAGCCTTGTTCAAGTAGAGCTTCTTGGGTCATAATTGTTTTGGGAGCGCCAGAGGCGGGTTAGACAGAGGAAATCTTTGTAGGCTTCAATCAGTTGCTCACGTTCGTATCGCACAACGTCCACCCGTCCTGGCTCTGTCGTGGAGATGTAAACATTCATGCAGAGGGCATCGTCAAACTGAGAGTCGTTGAAGGCCGCGACGTAGTAGGCCGCAATTTGCATAGGATGGGTTTCGTTAGGAACAACGGCTTCGCCTTCCTTGGTGCGTTTAGACTTCCAGTCGAGTATGCCTTTGCCCTTAGCCGAGCGATGCTTTACGTCGGTGGTGCCAGCGTAGCCCTCCTCGTTGTTCACCAAGACAATTTCGGCGTTCTCAATGGTGAGGCCGAGTTCGTCAATCTTGGCGTAGGCTGGTTCTACGAGCTTGCCAAGGAAGCAGCTATGGCCGTGAGCCACTTCCACTTCGTAGTCTTCGTACTCATTACCCTTAAGGAGAGCTTCAATGGCGGCGTGGACTTGGGTGCCGAGGTCGGCTGCGCCCATGCCGTCTTCCTTGCTCTTATCCAGCATATTCTGGACGTATTCTGCCATCTCTTCGCCTGGATGGGGTGGATTGTTATAGCAAGCCTCAGCCACCTTCATCATCTTGTAGCGCTCTAAGCCTGGCGCTGCAAGCATCTTGGTGTAGGCCGAAACACTGGGGAGAAGGTCATACACCTTGGCGTCCTTGATGTTAGTAGGCCGCGAGGGGTTCTTAGCACCCTTCTTGGTTGGCTGGGTGTGGGCTGGTTCTCCTTTACGGGTGTACCAGTGGGACGATTCAACTTTTTTCGAGGTCATTGATTATTTCTTTCTTTCTTTTGTTTATGTAAGCTACCCGACGTTTCAAATCTTCTTCAAACATCCCATCTAGTTCCTCACCATCGGGAAGGATGGCGAGGAGGCCGATGAGCTGGCCGCATTTCTCAGCTAGTTTTAGGTCAGTATGGTGCTTCATCTGAATCAATGCCCGATTCTGGGGCAAGGTTGCCAGCTTGGAGCTTCTGAGCCAAGCGGATGAGGGTGGACGACCAATGCCACAGTGTATCTTCGTTCGTGTCGCCTGTCTTGATGCAGATGTCCACGGCTTTATTAATGGCCATGCCTACAGTAACGCCTTCGATCTTTTGTGAATCACTGGCTCCGGTTGAAGCGAATGTAATAGTGGGATTATAGGATGGCTGAATGGCGTGAATGGCCGTAGGGCCGGAAACTGTTGGTGGCTGGGTGGCTCCAACGGGGCTAATAATGGCTTTGTCTCCCAAAGAGATTTGGGCCTTGCCGTTGTAGTCGTCGCCGCGCTTGAGGCCCATGCCCGTAAACTTAACGAGATGGCCGTCTAGGGAGGTCAAATCACGGCTAAAGCTCGTGGCGCTAACTTCCAACGATCCTTCTGTCAGGGTGCAAGTCCAATAGTTCTTGCCTGCCTTAGATTGGCGAGCCTTAGTGTTTTGGACGTTGGCTTGAAAGCCACCGGAGATAAACGAGCCAGGTGCGGTATTTGCTGCTTCTTGTAGTGTTTTGAGTTGGGACATAAAATTATTTCCAGACGTTGCGGCGAATCATTAGGCTAATCACCGCATAGTTGGCGATGTCTTGGTAGGTGTCTTCGATGGCTTCATTCTTTACCGAGGGCATCTTGTTTAAGTTCTTGAGGCGTTCCATCTTGTCATTGAGGCGAACGATGACGCCAAACTCGCCAAAGGCTGAGATGTTGTTGGAGCCATAGTCCTGCTGCTTCTTATCCATGAGCTGGATGTTCTCGCAGCAAATGTGGAAGGCTTCCTTGGCTGCGTCTGTAACTAAGCCCAACTCGGCAAACATTGCCTCATAGGGATCACCTTGTAAGCTGCGGCGGTATTCGTAGAACTCCTCGCCTGTGACGATGTGGCCAACTTCAGGCTCATCAACGTAGGACAGATAGGGTGCTTTGTCGTTGCAGTCGGATTCGATGTAGCAAAAATCGGTGGGAAGAACCTTCTCGCCGATGCCTAGAGCGCGTGTGTTTTCGTAGCTAATGTTCATGTTTTTATTTGTTTATGATCCAAGTGATATCCTTGCCTTCCTTAGACACTGAATAGGGTCTGTTAGGAGTGCAAGCAGTTTCTGCTAGTTTCTTTGGTTTTTCTTCTGGTGGTTTCACAACTGGTTTAACAGTCGCTTCTTCCATGCTAATAATGTTTCCGAAAAGATCAATTTGATTCTTCATAAAACCATGTATGATTGGCAAAATACTTGATGCGAGAAAATGCAAGTGGGCCATCGCGTAGCTTGAGTTGGAGTAGTTCGTAGTCGTAGGTGGACTGTCCGAGTTCCTGCGGGCTACCGCTGTGACTCTTGCTAGGACGGTGGAGGGCAATGATGCGATGGGCGTCTTCTTCGATGGAGCCAGCGTCACGGAAGTCCGTCCTGCTAGGTGCTCGGTCTTCCCGTTCGTTTCCACGATTGAGCTGGGCCGCGACTATGAGCGCACAGCCTAGCGTCTTCCGCAGCGGTATCATGGCTTTAGAGAGCTGTCCCATGCGTTCATAAGCCGAGCCGTCTGTGCCACGAATCAAACCCATATAGTCGAGGACGACCAATTGGGGCTTCCAAGAAGCGGCGAGCAAGCGGCAACGATTCTCAATTTGAGTAATGGACATATCCTTGTCGAACACCCTGAGCTGTTGGGTGGAGAGTCGCTTGAGTTCCTTGAAGTAGTCGGCTTGCTTGTCGGCAAATTCGTGATTGAGTGCCCGTAGGTTCACCCTGGCCCTCTGTCCTGCTATTTGCTTAATCACAGCGTTAGCCGAGGTTTCAAGGGTGAAATAGGCTACTCGTAGGCCGCGATTGAGGTTGTGGCTGGCTATCTGGGACATGAACGACGACTTGCCAATGGAGGTGCGGGCTCCAACCACGACATATTCGTGGGCTTCAATGGGCTGGGCTAGGTTGTCGAAGCTAGGCAAACCCGTCGTTATGACATCCTTGTTGTCTCTTGTGCCCGCAATTTCCTGTTCTGCCCAGAGTTTAACCTCCCCAATGAGCTGTTCAAGGCTAGGAGCCTCCGATTCTGTGGGTTTTAAGAGCCCCTGTAGCCCTTCTACGGCCTTTGCCACCTCTTCGGGCTTCCCGCCTTTAGAAACGCACGCAATGGCGTCCTGGAGGGCAGGCTTGAGGACAGCTAGTTGGCCTTCCCATATTAGTTTCTTTAGGGCTTTCTTGCCTGTGATGGAGCTGTTGCAGGCTTTCTCGCACTCAAATAGAGAAAGGGCTGGGCATTGTTCGCCCATAGCCATGTAAACACTGGACGTGTCCGTGAGCTGTCCCTTGCTTCTAAGGGCTACCAGAGATTGCCAGAGCGATAGGTGGACTTGATCGTTGAAGGCGGCGTTGGAGAGTCCTCCGCTGATGGCGTCGTCGATGAGATCGGGGTTTGCGAGGCAAGCTCCGATGAAGATTTGCTGGGTTTGCATTTGTTTTTGTTTCTAAAAATGTTGTCGTAATTGTTGCGGTATTGCGGAGTGCAAGACCTATTTCGATCTCCTTTTCCGTTGCTCATAAATGTTAGGTGTTAACGTATTTGTTGATTGGTTTCATTTGCTGGCCTCCTTCGTTACATGGAGGGCGACGCGAGCTTTAATGCGGCTGGAGGGCGTGAACGTATCACAAAACCCTTGGCAAGCGTCGGCTTGATTCGTGATTAGTTCCAACGCTTCCCGCAGCACGCGCACCTTCTCGCGCTCGGCGGCGAGTTCGGTTTCAAGTTCGCGGGCCATAGATGCGAAAACAATGTCACTGCCGTCCTCGGTGGTCCAATCCATAACTTGTTCGTCGGTTCGTGGTGTGGTGCTCATTTGCTGGCCTCCGTCGTTAATTTGTGTATTCATTTTATTTTCTTTGGTTTCTTCCAGCTAATGTTCTCTAGCGTTGGGTTGTCGTTGTCTCTGTTCTGTTGGATTAGACGATAGACTGAAGGCTGAGAAAGCCCGCTGCGTTTCTGGATTTCCTTATAGCTCTTGCCCGCCAAGTGGTCTGTGTAAACGTCCAGAGCTTCCTTGGCCGTGATTGGTTTACGGAATTTGTACTCCCGCTCGTTGATCCCTGTGGCAAATCCGGTGGCATAAATCGCGTAGTGCTTGTTAAGCAGGTAGCGAACATTGTTCATAATTTCGGATGCGTTCATGTTTATTTTACGAAGCACTATGCTGCGGAGGGTTGTTTATGTGAAGCATTATATTGTTTGCAATGGACTTGGACGGCGCTCTTAGAGAAGCCAATGGCTTCACTGATGGCTAAGAGCGTGAGTCCTTGTTGTCGTAAGGCAATAATTTTCTCAATTGTTTTCTTAGATAGTTTATTTGTTTGTCTGTCGCTCTCGATCCGTCCTCCACCCTGGAGCATAAGCCGAGGGCAGTGGCGAGCAATCAAATCGAGGCATCTTGAGGCTGTTGTGTCGGGCATTGGTAGATGTACCAGCGGGCTAAATATATTGAAGCGCCTAAGCTCTCACAAATTTCTTTGAGGCTTCGCTGTTGTTTGTATAGGGTTGCGGCTTTGAGGGCCAGTTCTTGTTTGGGAGTGGGTGGCCTTCCCTTTGCAGGGATGGTTGGCGGCATGAAGATAGTGTCCATTAGTAACGGCGCGGCCCAAAGCAGCTAAGGTTGTAGGGATCAGCTATGGCTTTTGGTAAAGGACGCCTTGTGCGTGAGTTTAAGGTTATCCATTCCTTCCCAGTTGAGACTACAATCGGCAAGAATTTTTGCCAAGGATTACCAAATGCACTTTTATCAAAATGAGCCCAATTTCCGTTCAACACATGACCATCATCATCTGCACGGATATGTTGTTGCTCATCTCCCATGCGGATAAGTTCTCCGTCCAACAAAGGCCGTTCTTCGCCCTCCGTGTGGAGGGCTTCGGCGGCTTGAGCTAAGACATAGGCTTCCCGTGCGTTTTCAGCAATTGAGTGGACGTTTTTGCGTTCAGATATTAAACGATCTTCAAGCCGTTGGGCACTATTCCAAATCATTTTTAGATAGCTAATGTTTATTTCGTTATTCATATGTTTTGATTTCCTGTCTGTTTTGTTTAGTTATTTTGTTAGTAGCAAGTTTTTTCTTCTTCTTTTTTCCAAACCGCTTGAGTCAAGGGTTGGCTTGAGATTGGTTTCTGTGCCGCTTTTAAGATCGCGGCTAGTAGGACAAGCTCCCCGGAAATAGACAAAAGGGGTTCCATAGGCAATTAGCCTCTTAGAGTTCCCGATTGCTGCTTCCTGTGCTTTCTAGTGCTCCAGTTTCGGACTTTCGTGCTCCCCGTGTAATGAGCAAAATATGGGCTCCATGCTGCAATCCTCGATCCCCTAAAGTTGAATGGCAGACTTATTGAAAAATCCTATCAATCTGAGTGTGTCGCCGTTTAAGGCGTAAGGTGCATTTTGGCTGATACGTCCCCTTAACGGTACGTCTTTTGTAAGGCCAAAAGAAAACCCCAGAGTGATGACGCACTCTGAGGCTTTCTCGGTGTACTAGCCACCTCTTAGGGGGAAAGTACGAAATTGCTTCAAGTCGCGTCATCGACTACTTGGACTAGGGGATTCTATCACACAGGGTTTGTCAATAGGTTTAAGAGGGTTTTTTGTGGGTGGTTTTACTTACTCCCAATCGGCGTCGTTGTCCTTGCGCCAGGAGCGCCAGAACGAGGCCCAGGTTGCGAAGACGATCCCGATAGCAATACCAGCGAGCAGGAGCGCGGCCCCTGCGACAAGCAGCATGATTTTGATAATGTCCATTTTTTTAGTAGTTAAGGCCCGTTTTGGGCTTTAAGAGATTGTTTATGAGTTGTTAGGACAGGCCTTTAAACGGCCATTCCTTGCGTTTTAAGGCGTTTTGTCGTGTTTTATGAGTCAGGGTGGCTGTTTACTCTTTAATGTCGTAAAAATCCACCCATTCGTCGGGTGCTGGATTGTTTTGAATGAAGGATGCCTGATCGTCTTTGGATAGGTTTTGAAACCATCGCCGCCAAGTGTGCAAATAGCCGTCCGCATCACCCATGCGCCAACCCAAAGACTGGCGTTTGTATTCAGGGAAGGCTTGCCAAGGTGTTTTCATGGTTTGCTCCTTAAAGGGCTTAAACGGCACCTTGGCGCTTTGCTCGTAAATTGCGTTTATGGCATAGTCTATGTCAGCAATTTCTTTTTCGGTTGGTTTCATGGTTTAAATTTAGTTGGTATATACCCCTTAAGAGACTCCCGCGCCCCATCTAAAGGCAATTTAAACAGAAACGCGCCCTTCGACTGCACGGCATGACTAAACAAGGCATCGAGGCTTCGGCCCAAAGGCAAGCCATAAGCTGCGCGCCACGCATATAAGCAGGCTTTAAGCTGCGGAGACACGGTGACAGGCCCATTTGACAGCTTCACCCGCTTGCCCGTTGGATCAGGCCTTCGCCCGTTGCTACGCTTTTTACGACTCATGTCAAAATTCGCATCACCAGACAGGCCAGAAAAAGCATTACGCTAAAAAGCGCAACGGCGGCGTTCCATAATAGGCGGTTCATACGTTGCCCCTCCAGCTCGGCGCCCAATGCAGACTTGAAATGACGTTTATGGATTCATCTTTTAATAGGTCTTCAATTAGCTCGATTTCAGCGCGAGAGAGTGCTCCCGCCTGTTGCTCAAACTCCTTGGGAGAGATGAGCACCACGCCCCAGCCCTCTGCGCGTAGTTCTTCCACGGTTTTATTTTGTGTTTTAGTCATTTTATTCGGCGGCTATCACCCGATAGTCCTCGGCGCTGTACGGTTCGTCCATGTAACCCTTGGAAACAGCATATTCCACGTCTTTAAGCATCTCTTTAATTGATTGTTCCGCTTCCTGTTCTGTGTCATAAAGCGCGGCATCTTCGCACTCATCGTCCCAACCATAGGTAAACAGCGTTTGTATTTTGTATTTAGTTTGCATTAGAGTTTAGATTGAATTTTGCGCCAATAAGCGAGGGTTGCGCTCTTATAGGCCCCTTTAGGCCCACCGTTCCACAGACGGGCCTTAAACTCCACGGAACGGCCTTTGCCGTAGTGCTCAACGTAGAGATTGAACATCTGTTTAGACTTCACGGGGTCAAATCGGTCGTTTAAGGTGTATCGGGTGCCAGCGAAACGGTTAATGTCTTTTACTGTAATGGCCCAGATTTGGGCAATGCCTGCCGCTTTGCCACCGTCTCCAATAGCGCGAGGGTTTCCGCCGCTTTCAACAGCACAGACAGCCTCCCAGAGCCCCGCCCTTGCGGGCAGAGCGGAGCAGGCAAGGCAGAGCATAAGCAGAGTGCGTTTCATTCGTTTCGTCAGCTCTTGCCCAAAGGTTGACGCCTGATCGAGGTAAAACCCTTCGCGCTCTGGATTCCAGCCACGCATCGCTTGCGCTGCTTCTTTGCAATCGTTTACAACGTATAAAAGAGAGTCTATGGAAAGGCGTTTAGCCTCGCGCTCCCATTTTGCAAAGTCATTTGCAGTTGCTGGATTGCAGATCATGATTTGGCTCCTTTCAAATGGGCTTTTAGCTCTGCTTTGACGCGCTTGGCAACGTCGCCGCGCCATGACGACGCATTAGAAAGGAAATAGAGCACAACTGAACGCGCAGAATCGTACCCAAAGGTATCGTCTACGGTGTTAAAGCTGCCCATTGCCCATAAATAGGGCCGCGCAGCGTAGTTTACCTGCTTCCAATCTCTTTTAATTTCCGAGGCAATTTCTGACAAGGTGCGAGTGTGCATTTGTTTTTATGGGTTAAGGTTTATTCTAAAGCTTTTTTAACGTCTCTCATGGTTAAATCGCCATGCATGATGCCGAAAACGTGCCCATGCAACTCGCGAAGCCATTGACGTGCTTCAGGCGTAGGCAATCCACGCTCTTTGTTTACGTTCTCGTTGAAGCTAGGTGCGTTTTTTATTGTGCTCCCTTGAGAAAGATTAAAAGCGCGCAAATTATTAGGCGTGACGTCAAACGTTACGGTTGCAGGAAAGCCGAGAGCAATTTTGACGTTTGGATTGGCAATTGTGATTTTCATTTGTTTTTATAGGTTGAAATTATGAATAAATGACAAAGCCTGACTCGTCTTTTTTGGCTTTGCCTTTGGAACGCAGGCCCACCACGACGTTGCGCGGATCCAAAAAGCGCAGGTCGTTTAAATCGCCGTCTACTACCTCGCGACCGCCCCATGACTTAGGCAACGCATCATCTTTTTTCACGGCAAAAACAGCCGCAACGTTCACTCCAATCTGCAGCATTTGCAGCGCAATTGACTCATTTGATTCACTACGGGAGAAAGTCAGCGAATAGTTAGATGGAAGCTTGCCTTCAGCATAAGCGCGAGCGCGTGATGGGTTCTTCGTGTAATCATAAAACGGAACGTCGGGGAAACGATTCATTAAATTCACTTTCAACTCTCCGCCTAGGTTTTCCCAAGGAAGATCACTTGTGCCATTTAAACGAACGGCAGGCGTCAACCCATCGCGTTGCGCTTTGCGGATTAGCGCTTCAATATCTTTAGCCAAGTCTTCCACAAATTGCCGTGGATTGGCGTGAAAAGCTTTCGTTTTTGCGATCCGCGCTTGTTTTACGTTGTCGAAAGCACCCATACCCGCCGAATACAGGCAGGCGATACGGCATCCCTCTGAAGCATGAGGGCAAACGTTGCGGCCTGCTTCATTCGCTGGAGCTAAATAGAGAATGCCCGTAAGCACACCGGACGATTCACCTTTGCTTGTCTTTGCGTTGTCAGTTGTCAGGTATTTCATTTTGTTTTTTTGTTTCTTTGTTTCGTCGCGGTTGTCGCTCCGATGGAAAGAATGAAGGACTATTTCCTAGCTTCGTTCAAGCTCTTTTTTCTTCTTTTTTCACAGTAAATGCTAAGTCGTTGGCGTGGCAATGGGTTAAAATAGAACAAAGATTCCGAATCGCGGCCTCTACCTCAAACAATAGCAGACAACCTAGTAGAGAGAAAGGAAGAGAGAACACGGGAGACACGAGAACACTAGAGGCTCTAGCCGTTGCCCAGGTTGCTTTCCATTTTCCGGAAACTGGCAAGTAGCCGTATTAACCATTTCCTCCCATAAGCAAAAACTCCTTTCCGTGATGGTTCTTATTGTATTCTTGCTTGCATTATCCTTATTGTGTGATGGTTTGCTTTAACTACTACTACCTCAAACCCTATTTACTATTGATAATGCCTTGCATAGATAAACACTTGCAACCCGTAGGGGGCGGGGGGGGGTTAGCTGGGGTGGGGGGTAGGGAGATTGAAATTGGTCTAGTAGCCACCTTAAAAAAATATTCCAAAGGGGGGCCATCTCATTCCAATTTAATTGTAGTTAGACCATTGCAAAGAAGGCTATCTCGTGATATGCTGTTAGCAGTAGACCCGCCGCGCCTCTGTTTCAAGCGTACTTCGGTGGGTGTTTTTATTTCTACACAGTTGCCTATTGTCACAAACTCTGCAAGATTTTGTTACGCGACCAGAATATGCTTGACAAATGTTTTTATGGCTGAGTACAATCCAGATATTCCGCAAGCGTAAGATGAATAACAAAAGACTTCCTTCCAAGCAGCTTTAAGTTTTTAAGGCTAGGTGTGTTTACACATTTTGGCCCAAGCCCAATCTTTTTTTTGACTAGTTATGTCTAAGCTACTTCTTCTTCCAAACCAGATAATGTTTCGCGGCAATGTCTAACGACCAAGTTAGCACCATCCTCCTTTCCTCCATTGTGGAGTCGGGAAGCCGTACCTTAGAGGCTAGGGAGCCTGCTAAGGCTATGTTGTGCTTGGAGCTGCTGGCGGATGGATCGACCTGGCAGCAGGTGGCGGATGAGACAGGATGGAGCTTTACGCAGATTGGGGCTGTCAAAGCTCGGCATGAGGTGGCTATTGAGGTGAGGAAGAAGCAACTAGCGGCTGATGGCTTTGAGATGGCTGAGGGCATTAGGCTTTTGCTAAAGCAAAAAATGGCTATGCTGGCAGACAATCCAGATGCTTTGTCTAAGGTGAACGTGAAGGACTTGGCGCTGTCCTATGGCATAGCCGTGGATAAGGGTATGCTGGCTTTAGGGGAGAACAAGATGGTCATTGAGCATAAGGCGGGTAAGCCAAGCCTAGAGGATGCTATGAAAGCCATTGAGGATGCTAGGGCCGCGCTTCAGAAGGAAGCCATCAACGTATGAAACTGAAGAAGAAACACGAGGAGTTGAGGATTCATTTGTTTAAGCTGGTTGATAGATACCGCTGGCCTGAGTATTCCGTAAGCGACCAAGACCTGAAGGCTTTCATTAAGAAAGAAAGCGAAGGTACTGGAGAAGTGCCAGAGCCTTTGTTATGGGCTAAGAAGTGCGAAGAAATTACTATTCAGCAAATGTGGCATGAGATGGCTGAGTGCTGGGCAGGAAACTTTGGCTGGCATGGCATTTGGCGCAACAACCTCACCCACGCTTGGGCTAGTCGGAATGGCAGCAACATCACCGTTAGAAAAATCTTGGCACAGAAGCGTCTCATTAAAAAGCATAAAAGTTTTATGGGTGCCATGCTTGCTTGCACGGCTTTCAGCGAAGACGACAAGCAGCGTTACATTTCAATTTGGCTGGCTAACAATCCATGATCTGGAAAAAGCATCCCATATTAGTTCCTCCTACGAACGAGGAGATGGCACGGATGAAGCCAGAAGCCTTGGCCAATCTGTTCGACATCTACCATCAGGCCATTGAGAATAGTCAGCGCGACCCCTATCGTTATGGATTTAAGCTGCCTCATTGGAAGAAGGCGGAGGAGTTGCTAGGGGAGTTTAACGAATTGCTTGTAAGCGGCGGCAATCGGTCTTCTAAGACAACGTGGGCGGCTACGGCTGTTGTGAAGGCTGCGATGGAGAATCCAGGCAGTGTCATCATGTGCTTTGCCCAGAATGCGGATGTGTCCATCCGTCAGCAGCAAAGTGCCATCTATGATGCCTTGCCAGAAGAGCTGCGTAAGAAAACCCTGAGCGCAGAAGAGAACATCAGCTACACACGCAAGAATGGTTTCTCTAAAAGCAGTCTAATCCTGCCAGGCACTCGTAGCCACATCATCTTTAAAACCTATGCACAATTCCTCAACAACGACACCATCTTGGAAGGCGCGGAGCTGGGCAGCCGTGAGCCTGTTTGGCTTAACATCGGCGCTTGGTGTGACGAGTATCTTATTGGCCCTGAGTTGCTCACTACTCTTCGCTTCCGCCTTGCTACAAGGAATGCTAAGATTATTGTTACGTTTACTCCTATTGACGGCTA